GATGTTTCGATTGTAGATTTTGGTAGTTTCAAGAAAGGAACGAGAGCTGCTAGAAACGGTGTAAACCCTGCAACTGGAGCAAAAATCCAGATTGAGGAAAAGACAGTGGTAAAATTCAAGCCATCTACGAAATTCTTTGATTAATGCAATGTAGAAAATTAGGAAAAACTACGAGAATAGTAGATCGATGCATTCAAGAGTTTTTCGAAAAAGGAGAAACGTATGTTTATGAGAGGACCGACAGTGGAGAAAACTGCGAGAATTTAACAGAACACGTTTCTTCTGTTTTTTTAAAAAGAATAGATTCCGAGCATCGCGGAACAAAATACAAACACAGATTAATTAACAAAGATGGTATTTTATGTTATCACGTAAAAGCTGTAAAATAATCAATTTAAAAACTTCTCACTTGAATGTAAGTGAATAATAATTATGAATGAAAGTATTAAACCTGTTTATTATGATGGTGGAAATGGAAGAATAATAGTTGAATTTCCTGAAGTTGAAAATTTTGTTGGAAAGAAACTTCCTGTATATACAGAACTTAAAGAACCTTTAGAGTTAAAAATTCCTACTTTAGAAGGAGATATGAAAGCTTCAAAAGGAGATTATATTATTAAAGGTATTAAAGGAGAAATTTATCCGTGTAAACCTGATATTTTTAAAGAAATTTATTCTTTAGTAACTGAAAAATCAACAGTTGAGAAAAATGAATTAACTTTTGGAGAAAAAGCAGTAGGATTACCGTTTAATCCGTCTAATGATGATAAAGTTAGTCTTGCTAAACAATTAATAGCTGATACTATTGATTTATTAGAGGAAGACCATAAGGAAAAAACATTTAACGGACAAGCAATGTCTTCTTGGACTAGAAATGTTTTTAGAACTGCTGCATTTAATGCTTTAATAGCTGCTCAAATGGCAGTAGTTAAATATCTAACTTGGAAAGATTAACTTTTAAATTATTTATAATATGAAAACTTCAGAATTATTACCTCATCAACAACGAGTTGTAACAGAAAGAGACGAATTAGAAAAAAAATTTAATGATTTATCTGTTTTTATTTTAGAACATCCTATCTTTGTCTCATTACCTGATAAAGAACAGGAAGATTTAACTCTTCAACAGGAGCTTATGGGTAAATATATAGATGTTCTTAATCGTAGAATAGCTAGATTTAATGAATAAAGGCGTATTTATTATTATAGATGAAACTCTTATCACTACTAAAAGTGGTAAGAGTTTTCCTATTAACAGTGAAGATTGGAAATTTAAAACCAATTTTTATGATTTATTTAAAAATGCAGTTGAAAAACAATATAAAATTGTATTAATAGATAATCAACTAGGAATAGGACAAGGATTTATTACAGAAAAAATATTTCTACATAAAATAGAAACTATTTGTAAAGTAATAGAAGAAGACCTTAAACTAAAAAATAATTCAATAATCTATACTTATTGTACAGATACTGAAGATTTATTTAGATTAAAACCAAATCCAGGTATGCTATATGAAGTAGCATTAGACAATGAAATAATATTAAAAGATAGTGTATTAATAGGAAACAGCGAAGAAGACAAGTTGTTCTCTTTTATCGGGGGGATTAACAGTTATTATTCTTTGTGTCAATTACCTTTTATTAGTTTATAAATTATGAGAAGTAAATATTCTACTGCCTTTCAAACAGTAAAAGAAATAGAAAATAACCTTGCTAATTTACAACTTAGTAAAGATATTTATTCTACTCCTTATACTGGAAAACCATTAGCTACTAAATCAGAATATGTTGAAGGAGAACAAATGTATGCAACAGAAGATATTGCATTTGTTAATACAAAAGAATTTAGTAAAACAGGAGACTACTTTTTAAAAAATGGTGTATATACAAATGCACACCCTGTATATGATAGAGAAGAATATACTAGATTTTGGGATGAAGAAGAAAAAAGAAGAAAGAATGGTATGGTATTACCAGGAAAACTTATAAAAGAAAATGGTGTTTGGAAATTACAAGAAATTCATATTACAGGAGAACATTATGGTTATCTTAATTATGGTGAAATAAAAAGAAGTAAAGACTTTGAAAGTAAAAAAGGAATAATATTATCTCCTCATGGAGAAAAACTTGCATTAGAAAATAAAGGAAGAGGTACTACTAAAAAAAGTAAACTTCTTCCTGCTTTTTGGGATGGAGATTATTACTTTTTTAAAGCAGTAGAATTATGTAGAGAAGTTGAACGACATTTAGTAGTAGGTAAAGCAAGAAGAAAAGGATATTCTTATAAGAATGGATTTCTTGTTGCTAACCTTGCAGATTTATATCCTAACTCTACTTCTGTTGTTGGAGCTTATGATGGAGCTTCTTTATTTGAAGATGGTACTATGAATAAAGTACAAGGGTATCTTGACTTTATTTGTAAACATACTGATTGGAAAAAAAGAAGACTTCATAATAGACTAGACCATATAGAAATAGGATATAGATATGCAGGAGACCCTGTAAAAAGAGGATTTCTTTCTAATATATATACAGCTATATTAGCAAAAGACCCAGGAGGTCTTAGAGGTAAAGATGCTGATTTTATTATTGTTGAAGAAGTAGGTAAAATGGTTAATTTTGCAGAAGTTCTTGCACCTACTTTAAAAACTCTTGAAGATGGTATTCACATGACAGGTTTAATGATTGTTTTTGGTACTGGTGGTGGAGATGATAAATATTGGCAAGCCTTTGAAGATTTATTCTATTCTACTTATGAACAAAAATTTATTACATTTGATAATGTTTGGGATGAAGAATTACAAGGAACAGGTTGTGGATTTTTTCATAGTGCTTTTATGTCTAAACCTGGATTAATAGATATACATGGAAATAGTGATGTTAGAGGTGCTATTGAATTTGAAATGAAGGAGAGAGCAAAATTGAAAAACAATCCTGTTAAATTAAATAACTATATAATGGAAGAACCTTTTTCTCCAGGTGAAGTATTTAGTAGAGCAGGTAATTCAATGATGCCAACAAGAGAATTAGATATTCAATTAAGAAAAGTATTATATGACCCTGATTTAAAAAACTTAGGTAGAGAAGGTATCTTTGTAGAAGAAAAAGGAAAAGTAAAATTTTATGATAGAAATATTTTAGGTAGTTCTTTAATGAATCCTATTCCTCCTGTTGTTAATGATTATCCATTACGACCTGATACAATAGTAGAAGGTTGTTGGGTATTATGGGAACAACCATATAGAGACCCAAGAACAGGAGAAATACCTGAAAATTTATATAGAATTTGGAATGACCCTTTTGGTATTAGTAAAGATGCAGATGAATTTACTTTAAAAGATTCTTTAGGTGGTACTTATTTATATGAAGTTGGAAATAATTTTACTCCTACAAAAGGAGATAGAATTATTGGAGAGTATGTAGGAAGAACTGAAGATATGGAAGATTATGATAGACAAATGTTTCTTGGAGCAATTTATTATAATGCTAAAATTCTGTATGAAAATGATAGGGGGGAAGTTTATACTAATGCTAAAAAACTAGGTTATCTTGATTTATTAGTTGATGAACCTGAATTTATGTATCAAAAAGATTTACAAGCAGGAGGAAAAGGAAGAAAAAAAGGTATTTCTATTGCTACTAACGTAAATAGAAAGATAAATGGTGCTATTTACGTTAAAAAATGGATAACTGAAAAGAGGGGAACAGACCAATACGGAAATAATTTACTAAATTTGCATTATATTTATAGTGCAGGATTGTTAAGAGAACTTATAAAATATGATGGCAAACGTAATGCCGACAGAGTTTCTACTTTAATAATAGGAATGTATGATATAAGAGAGCTATTACATAAAGGAATAAATCCAGATGTTCAATCATTTCACGCTAATAACGATACTTATTTTAATTAATTATGTTACTACCTCAACAAAAAAATACATACGCAGAAAAGACACGAAAAATATACAATTCCGATGGAGTTGGATATAGAACATGGGCTATGGATTGTGTAGATTATTATATTAATCAATTTTTATATGATAATAATCTACAAGAAGCACTAGATTTACAAAATGCTGTTGAAGGAATTATTGATGTTACTCAATATCAGCATTTATTAAATCCTTTTGGATTAACAGAAAATCCTAACAGCGTTAAAGTTGGTGCTAAATTAAGAAATCATAATATTTTAAAAGGAATAGTTAATTTATTAATGGGTGAGTATGGAAGACGTACTCACGAATTTGTTGTGACTGATTTTAATGGAGAAGACACTAATAAATATAAAGAAGGTTTAGCAAAAGTTTTAAATTCTTATTATGAACAAGAAACAGTTAATCAATTAAATCAACAAGGATTAGATACAGGACAGCCTTCAAAAGAACAGGGTACTCCAGAAGAAGTAGAAGAACAATATAAACAATCTTTTGAAAATTTAAGAGTAATCAGAGGACAAGATGCTATTGATTACATTAGATATGAACAAGAAGTAGAAGATAAGTTTCTTGATATGTATTATGATTGGCTAACTGTTGGATTAAATTACAGTTATAAATGTGTTCGTAATGACGATGTTGATTACGAATATGTGCCTATAAGAGAACTATATGTTCCAAAAGAATCAGGAAGACGTTATGTAGAAGATTCTTCTTTTGTAGTAAGAAGAAGATTTTTACCTATTAATAAAGTATTAGATTACTATCACGATTATTTAGATGATGAAGATTTAGATTATCTTAGTAATACTTATGGTATTAATACAAATTTATTTTTAGGTGCTACTCCTTTATCAACAGGACAAAATGGATTTATTAAACTTCCTACTATTGATAGTGCTGATTGTGGTACTAATGGAAAAATAGTTACTCCTGCTGAACAATTTTATGGTATTCCTGTTTATCATGTTCAATGGAAATCTTTTAAAAAATATGGTATTTTAACTTTTATAAATGGATTAGGTCAAGAAGATACTATTGAGGTTTCAGATGATTATGTATTAAATAAAGAATTAGGTGATATTAGTATTGAATGGAAATGGGAAAGTGTTGTTTGGGAAGGTACAAAAATTGCTGAAAGAGTTTATTGCTTATGCAGAGAGCTTCCTGAAAATAGAGGAGAACTTAATAATAAAGGAGCACAAAAATTAAGTTATAATGGAATTATTAATCGTAGTAAATCTGGAACTTTACAATCTATTATAAAAGAAGGTTTACCTTATCAAATATTAATAAACAGTTTACATTTTCAATTAGAAAAAATTATTAATAAAAATAAAGATAAACTTACTGTAATGCCTTATGGTTTAGTACCAAGAAAACATGGTATTGATACAACTAAACAAATGCACCATGCTGACGCTACAAGTATCTTATGGGTAGATGAAACTGCACCTAATGCTAGTTTTGCTGCTCAAATGATTAAAGTTTTAGATATGGGATTAGGAAGTTATATTAAAGATGTAATATCTATTATTCAATATATAAAACAAGAATATTGGGATAGTATTGGAATGAATGCTCAAAGATATGCAGATGTAGCTCAAGGTGCAGGTAAAAGTGTTACTGAACAAGCTATTGTTAGAAGTTCTATTATTACTTATGAACTTACAAGAAGAATGGATAAGTTTATTGAACGAGAATATCAAGGTTTCTTAGACATTAGTAAACTTGCTTGGTCTAAAGGA